AGGCGTGTTTGTCGCTCCACCCGCACCGAGAGAGGCCGTGTAGAAATCGTCAAGCTTTGCCGTGATCGTGTCGGTGCTATTGCCGAGCCACGCGTAAAAACCCGTCGAAAGGTCGTAGAGTGTATCAGACACAAGACCTAAAGAGTCCCGCGTCCCCGCCGCCCGGTACCGCCACGCCGACGCTGAGAATGGACTCAGGTTCCAGATACGGATAGATATGGTGTCCCCCCGCGCCCACTGCGAAGCTCCACCAGGCAGGTAGAGGGTGGAAATGATCGTTCGACCCGACCCTGTTTGACGATGAAAGCGTAGAGCGTTCGATCCGGTAGGAGCATACATCGCCCTGAAATTGTACCCGTTATTTCCAGAGCCATACGCCTTGCCCGGCATGGCGTTTATCAAGACCGGATCGGTGCCCGCCGTTCCGGTGGATAGGGAGTCCCATTTGATACGAAGTTCGGTATTCGACAGCATGAGCGAATCCCACGCCACCATGCCGAGTCCAGCGAATGACGGGTTGGACGATTTCGCCGCGCCACTTGAGGCCGTTAGGCCGTTGGTAATGCCGGTAATTGCCACCCATTTCTTTTGACCGGCGACTGCCCCGGTATAGGCGAAGTCATCCCGGACTTGGGCGATAAGGGATGCGGAGATGAACAGGACCGAAGCGGCCATTGTGAGTAGGCATTTCATTATTATTCCCTTTTCCGTTTGTAGACCTTAAGAATGGTTTGATCGACTTCTTCTCCGTTTGTCGAAAACTTCATAGAATCTGTGCCGACCTCAATCATGATGATATTGCCGATCGGCGCATAGCCCCCCACAACGACGTGCTGGATGTCGGTGGACCCCGCTTCCGGAATATACACGGTTGTCGATGGGAGTATGCCGGATGGGATGATGACGCTGAACATTGTCGTCGGACTTTTCGAGGTCTCAAATATCCGCTGTCCCGTTGTCGTTCCGACCTTGAGCGAATCATTCTGGCGGACAAACTCGCCAAGGGCGGGGGTGTACGACAAATTGGTCATTGTGAAATTGCTGAGACCAACACCGGCGGTGAATGTCTGCCCGGCGGTCCAGGTGTTTGCCGTACCGAAGAGATTGTAGGCGGTCGGCGTTCCAGATCCAGCGAACCGCGGGAAATATCCATTCGTACCGGAAAGCCCCAGATAATTCGCCCCATTGGAGTAGATCATGCTCCCAGCCGCCGGCGCAACGCTCGCCCCCGTTCCACCTTGCGTGATCGGGACGATGCCGGAAAAGGATATGATCCCCGCTGGACTGATTGAGAGGGGTGTTAATGCCGACGATACTAATACCCCGCTTACAGAAGGCAGCTGAATCCCCGCATTCGAGACAGAGGAAGCGTTTGGGATTAAGGAAACGGTGTAGAGGCCGCCAGATTGACGCATATACACCCCGCCGCCGTCCTGGATGTACACGCCACCGAATTCCGGCTGCGCCCAAACCCCGAGATTTTGCTTGAGGGCGATTTGGAGTTGGCCGATAATCGTCTGGACGGTGTTGAAGTTCGCCGTATCAAGATCGAGTTGTGAGAGGCCAGTGTATGTCGCGTCCCCGACCACGGTAATACTCCCCCCCGCACCCGCTCCGGCGGTGAGCCGCTTGCGACCGCCGGAAGTGTCAGCCACCAGAGTTTGCCCCGTTAATAAACCCGCGAGAGAGGCCGAGTCAATATACCATCCCGCGATATAGATGCCCTTCATATTGTAGATGGTATCGACCACGATTGTCCGATAAATGGGATTGCGCCGGTCGCGGGCAGAATATTGACATTCGGCTTTCTCCCCTCCGGGCCAGAAAATCGCGCAAACAATCCCGAGAGTCATCAGGGCTTTTTTCATGGCGTTCCCCCCCCTAAGCGTTTGGAATAGCGTGGTAATACACCGTTTCGCCATCGGTGACGGTCGAGGCCGTGAAACCCGACGCATCGGCCCCGGACACGATCACATTGAATCCGGTATCGGTCCAGGCTACGACGGTAAAGCTTCCGGTGATGGGTCCGGTGTCGAAGTTGATCCGCGTTCCGGCGATGTTGCAGACACCAGAACCGCTGCGGATGTTGGACGCGCTCAACGGGCTCACCGAGGCTCCGGTGTGGGTGGATTTCTTCAGGTCCGTCTTACCGGCTAAGTTTATTAGGTCGGCGATTTCCTGATACACGCTATTCAATCGTGCCATCTTTTCGGTATCCGTCAAGGCGTTGAACGTGGTCCCGGCCTCCAAGGCCAGATCGGTATTCAGGATGTTCGAAAGTGAGGGCATAAGCGTCCTCCCCCCCCTATCTCAGCGTGAGAATTCGGTAAACGGCCGTTGAACTCGCCGTCTTCGTTCTCAGGTATGAGCGCTGGATTACATAGGGCAGCGTCCTGGTCGAACTGACCGGCACGGTGAAGTAGGTTCCGGCTACCGTATCGTCTTCGAACGCCACCAAGAGCGGTATTGTGGCTGAGGTATTGGTGATCTCGATATGCTTGGCGAGGTTCTTTCCGCCGATGGCGACGCTATCCCATGTGACGGTTGCCGTATCGCTAAATTCGCGGGCTTCGAAGATTGAAACGATTTGCGAGTGGGCGACACTTGAGAGTCCGCACACCAGGAAGAGGGAGAGAATGAGAGTTTTCATTGTTGAATCAGATTCCTTATTTAAGTGGACACTTTGCCCGATGCTTCGGCCCTTTTGCGATCGGCGAGGTTTTCGGCTTCCTTTTTCTTGTTGCGCTCCAACTGGGCCTTGTTCTCGGCCTCCTTCTCCTTCTTCGATTTCTCCTCGGCCTTCGCGTTGAGCTCGTCGATGAGTTTGAAGACCTTTACCTGGTCATCACCGCTGAGACGGGTGATCTCATTGCCCATGACGCGGTTCACGAAATCACGTTTCCAGATGTATTTCTTCGGGTCGGCCTCGGTCTTCGGGGCGAGTTCGAAGATATGGGGAGAGGTTAGGAGCTGTGCGTCGGCCTCCTTGTCGGGGAGTTCACCATCAGGCGAGAAGACGACGAAAGCAGCGGCTCCCAGGGCTTCGACGGAGCCGATCTGGATGCGATAGGGAAGCTCAATCTTCGATTCCGGTTTGATGCGTAATGTTTTCATGAGAGTGGCAAGATCCTTCCTTGGAAAGTTTGGTTGATAAAGTCCCCCGGGCGGCCAAAGCGAATAGGGACGTATTCTCTTGCACCGTCCGGGGTTTAACGTTACATCATCCCCTACAAAAAGAGATGATTAGGTCTGCACCCAGGAACCCGCGATGCCTGAGCCAACGGCCCCGGCCTTGACGTAGGTGTCTGAGTTGGTCGTATCGACGAGCGTGGAACCGTTCGGCGATTTGGTGAAATCCGTGCTGGGAGCACCGGCGTTCCAGATTTCATGAATTTCACCCAACCCGTTCTGCGAGATGCGAAGACCCGAAACAGTGACGGGATAGCTAAATGCCGCCACCGGGTCGATCGCCACTTCCCGCGTTACGAGAATGAGGTTATTGTAGGTTGCCATGTTTCGTTGATCTCCTTTAGCGTTTGGGAAGTGTGAAAAACTGACGAACTTGCAGCCAGAGCTTGTTCGCACCGGTTAAGGTGTTCCCCGCTGCGCGGGCTGTGATCTTGACCGCCATGACATCGGACGCGGCGTACACGCTTCGAGGAAGTACGCGAGTCCCAAGTCCGGCGACTTTAACGGTGTCGTAGACGACATAGGAACTCAGACCGCTTCCCATGAAGTCCACGGCGACAGCAGGCTCCGCTTTAATGGAGTCGCCAGTTGCCGTTGCCCGCCATTCCAGGCGGACGGAATCGGGACGAACGCCGTTGAGCTGACCGGCATACGTTACCCCGGAATAGACGAGCGGTATATCCGTCACCGTCACCACCTCATCGTTGAGAATGGTGTTGTTCGCGGTAACGAGGTAGTCCACCGTCACGATCTGAGCCAACCCAGAGGCAATCAGGGCCAGCGTGAGTGCTGCGAGAAGAAGGATGCGTTTCATATGGTCTTCCGTCCTCCCTTACGCATAACTCAAGGCGTGCGGTGAATAGGTGACGCCCTCCAGCGACGACGTATTCTCGTAAAAATCGCCAGCCGTAAGGCCGGTAATCCCGAGAGTGTCATACGTCTCGTTGCGGACGATGGATTTTATCATGTCAATCGCCATCCCCTTGATCGCACCATAATCCTCTTCGTCGTCAATCAGGTCCATCTCTTCGCCGGTGCCAATCGAGAGCATCGACTGGCCGACGAGGATACAGACGGCCTTCGTGCCGGTGTCAAGGGCGTTGATCGTGTTGGCGGTGTAAAGACCCTGCGCCCTTTGACCCGCCGTCGGACGTGGGCCGTATTCCACCAACCCGGAGGTGATGAGAGGATCGGTCGTGTTGGTGTAGGCGTTCCAGAGCATCGAATCGACGTAGATCACCGCGTTGTCGATGATCGCCACCGCTCCGTTCCCTAAGGGGTGCTTCGACATCTCGGATAAGGTCAGGCTCTGCGCGTAGGCTATGAATTCCGCCGACGTGCGCAGCTGCAACCATGCCGAATCCTTCATCCAGATGGGATAGAATTCGTATCCGTCTTTGGTGACGAGGGGTTTGATGTTGGAGCGGTTCGCCTCGAAAACCAAGTTCCGGACGAATGCAACCGACATCTTATCCTCGGCGGTGTTGGTGAGACCGTCGATGGCTGTGGCGCAGGAGTTTTCATACCCGACAGTTCCGGGACGGCCTGCGGTATAGGCCACGCGGCCCGTACCAGCGACGATCATGTTGGGATGGGAGACGATTGCCTGACCCAACCCACCATTGACCACGGGGGCCACCACTTCACGCGAATAGCCGCCCAAGATTGCCGAGAGGATATTCGACGGCAGGAAATTCCTGTACCAGTCCATGAGCGAATTGGAGGCGCTCATTACGTCCTGCTTCGCCCACTGTTTGATCTTCTGACGGTTCATGCCGACCGGAGGGGCGACAGCCTTCCTCCATCGGTTGATCTTGACGGCCCTGAAGGTGAAGGCCATCGGTTCCTCCGAGCCCCGGAGTTGGGAGTCGCCGAATTTCGGCAACCCGGTGAGGATCGAGCGGACCGGGATGACCATGTCCGTTCGGCCCTGCTGAATGAAGGCATCGACGGCTTCGATTGGAGCGCTGGTCCATTTCGGGCCCATCGGTCCTGTCGATACCACTTCCTCGGCGGTGTTCTGACCGCCGGCGGCGAGGTAGTTTGGCGCGATCCAGCGGGCAAACCTGGAACCCTTGAACTGCTGACGCCGCATTTTCTCGGCGAGCAGCGTCCTGAGTTCCGCGTTGCTGGAAAGATTTAAGATTGTTGCTGGCATAGCTGAAAAATCTCCTTAATCGTTTTTTAGGCTTCCTATTCGGAAGCGAGTTCTTTGAGTCGTTGATCGAGTGCGTCGTCACCAGCTCCCCGTACGTTCTCGGGGTTGGTGAAGTCGATTTTGCCGGTCACGCCTGAGCGGTTCTTGGACCCCGGTAATGCGGCTTGGGAGACCGTATCGGTCGTCTTATCACGCATCTTCCTCAGATCTTCGGTGTGCTCGGTGCGGCCTTTGGCCCTCGCGCTTTCGGTTGCGCGATTCATCACCTCTTCGTGACGATTCAACCAGAAATAACGACGGACCGCCTCTTTGATTGGATAGTCGATCCCGAATTTCTGCTCACTGACCGCCTTATCTTGCAAGGCAGCGTCCACGACAGCCTTCATCTCGTCCTCGGTGTAGCCCAATCCCATTTCAGAGTTGATCTTCGTGAGGTAGGCCGTCCCTTCGGTCTTGGCCTCATCGGTAGCGGCGTACACACCCGCCAAGGCTTCGGCGTAACCGGTGGCTTCCTTTTCGAGTTTGGTCTGGACTTCGGAAATGGCGCTCTTCAAGGCCATGTAGAGCCCGTAATTCGCCTGCTTGAGGTCGGTGAGGGTGTCTTTGGTGATCGGGAATTCCACCCCGGCGTCTGCCAGGTCGCGGATCACGGGATGCTCGGAGAGTTCCATGTTGAACCGCTCCTTGGTCTCGTTCTTGATCCGCTGGATTTCCTCCGCGCTGAGGGTGGTTACGTCGCCTGTGGGTTTCACGGCTGCGGGAGTGAGCTTCGCCTTATCGGCTTCGGCCTTGCGCGTGAGTTCGGCGTCGAGCTTCTTGTAGACTTCTTCGACGCCCTTCCAATCACCGGAGGCTTTTGCCGCTTCGATCTTCTCGGTTAAGAGAAATTCGGGCAGGTTCAGCCGTTTGGTGATCTCCGCTACCCCTTTGGTGAGGTCGTCCGGGGTTTTGTATTTCCCGGCCAAGAGTAACGCTTGATCGCCTTCAGTACCGGTTGTGGTCGCGTCGTCCTTCTTTCCAGCGGGTTCCCCGATCGGGGCCGCTCCCCGGGTTCCCTTCTGCACATTCGGGTCCGCCCCGGTAGAGGCAGGAGTACCCGTGCTATCAGCAGGGCCAGGGGAAGAGATCGCATCACTATCCGGTATATCGGTGATCCTCTTGTCGAGGTCTTCGGTCTTGAGGTCCTTTAATTCATCCGGCATCTGGTTTTCCTTAAAAAAGCGTTCTGTAAAAAATGAAAAAGGGCCGGAAGGTGAATATCACCTTGCCGGCGAATCTCTCTTTCAGCCGTGCCCGGAGGAAGTAGTCTCTTGAGGGCTTGGAAGTTCAATCCTCATCCTTCATCTCCTTGAGTTTCCCGTCAAGTTCCTCGTCGGGCATATCCTTTGGGGCGTCGGATATTTTCTTGATGGAGCCGGAGGCGATCTGCAATTCGCAGTTGTAGCGACCCTTTGTGTATTGGTCTTCGCTCACGCCGACCACTTTCCCGGTGATGATATATTTTACCTTGTCGCCAAGCGAGAGTCCCTTGATCCCCTCCACGCTGTCGGAGTTGATGTGGGTGGTCGGCGTGGGTGTCTTATCTTTCGACGTCACCGGGCCCTGTTCAGCTTTTCCCATTCGAGGCTCCGTTCTTTTTCGCTGGTTCGGAGAGTTGCTTCACCTGCCTGGCTGCTCCGAGTTGGTCTGAGACTGCCTGCTGTTGCGCCTGCATCTGCTCGGCATTGACCGCCACGCCAATGCGCTGCTCTGCGAACGCGGCCAATTTCTTCGCTTCCGGTACGTCCATGTTGCGGAGGATCGCAGCTCCAACGGCCATGCCCATAACCGGATCAGCGCTGAAAAGTTCCGATACACCGGCCAAAGTTGCAACGGCCTCCTTGCGGGCGGTTTCACCAATCGCGGCAATGTCCGGCTTGAAATCGTACTCGCCTTTGGTAAGGTCGTTCATCACACCTTCAAGGGTCTCTCGATTCACCGCCAACCAGTACGGATCGCCTTCGTCATTAAAGAGCCTGAGTGTTCGCTCGAACGTCATAAACTTTTGGATCGAGGCGAAAGTGTAATCAAAAACGTTACACATGAACTCCTGCATATTGTCGAAGAAATGGGCCGTCATCACCTCCGAGGCGGCCCTGCGGGATTCGAATAATACGCCGGACTCCTTTGATGATTCCTGATAGCCCCGGGCGTTGGGGCTGATTGCCGATATATAATCACCCAAGTTCTTCCCCTCTTCGGCCAGGACCTGAAGGATGTTGAAGACACTCATATCGGGCTTGCGGGGTTCGGGTTTGAACCCACCTCTGATATTCCAGAACCGGATGACGCCACGGGCCCGGGATCTCCATGACGACATATCATCCGGGTCGATCGAACCCTTCGGCGCGTCGATGGGGGGATTCAAGGTGTCGCCGACCAGTTGAACGCTACTCATCATCCGCTGGTTATACATATCGACCGGGGCAATGAGCGAATCGAGGACGGACTGCGTTTTCAACACGTCGGGGTGGAAGTTGTAACACAACACCCATTTGATCGAATAGCCGTGGCCCTGGACCATGTAGGGCTGCTCTAAAATGAACTTGTCCTTGATGAGAGCCGGGCAGGCTACCGTGATATACTGCAATTCGGTGGAGTCGTCCTGTACAACCGCACCGGGGATTTTCTTCATCTCACTGACGATGTACGCTTCGTCCAAGTGTTTCTCTTCGGGGATTTCAATAACGTCGCGGGTCACTGGCGAGTAGACGTACTTTTTCGTGACGGTGCGGCGGTCGTGCCATTCGATGACGCGGTAGAGGCCCTCTTTCGCATCGACGAAGGGGGTTAGAAGTCCACTCTTACGACGGGCTTCCCTTTCGACGTTGAAGGGTGTTCCTACCGGGGTTCCGATGCGGTCAAACCACGCACGGGCTTTCTGGAAGACTGAAACGGTGGCGTTCTCGTAGAGTGAGGCTTCTTGCCTGATCTCTGAGATGAGTTCGGGGGTGAGATAGCGTTTATAGACCTGAATGATCTCGTCGGCGCTCATCATCGGAGAATAGGACACGAAACGGCAATCATCCTGATCGAGCTTTTTACAGTCAGGGTCGAACATCACCAGGAAGGGATCAATGCGCCCTGTGTACCACTTCCCCTCGGGATCTCTGCGGATGTCCCAATAATTCGAGACATATCCTACCTTGCCAACGGCAGCGTCAATACCGGCTCCGGCCATTTCGTTATAGCCGTCACAGTTGCCCATCGCCCAATCGTTCACCAGTGAGGTGATAAACTCCGAATCGTCCACGTCTTCACTTCGCACGGGGACGGCCTTGATCCTTGTGGTGTCCTTTTTGAGTTTACCTGCAAGATAGAGAATCGTCTGATTCGGGAGTTGGAATTCGAAGATAGGACGGCCTTCGGCCTTGAGTTCTTTGCGTACATCAGGGTCGAGCATATCGCCGATGGCGTAATTGTAGGATTTCACCTGAGCGTCGCGGAAATCGGACCAGCGGTTTTGAAGAGCGGTCCAGGCCGATGAGAGTTGCGCCACCCTGGAATCGGTATGGAGTTGGGGGTCGGTCATATCTGCAACGGTTTACACTGTACGTTTTTGATGGCGACAAACCAGACGGCATCACAAGGTAAAAACTCTCTTTTCTTCATCCCGTCATAGCGTTCCACCAGGTGCCCCCTGACTCCTTCGTGTTCAAAGGATTCGATGGCTTGGACTACTTCACCTGTTGAGCGGATTTGGTAGAGGGTGGTCATCATGCGATACGCCTATCCCCTTCCCACCTTGAACTCCGGGACTTCCGGGTTCTGCTTTTTCTTCAAGCGGTCCATCCATGTCCCCGGTTCAGGCATGGGTTTTGAATACCCGCGGGCGGCCATGATGCTATAACGGTCAGCGTCGAGGGCGTGCGCAACCACGTCGGGATTCTTGCCCTTGCCTAAGATGTCTTCCGGGTTCTTTTCGTCTGCGACACTGGCCGCGATTTCATCGAGGAAGGGTTCGTTGAATGTGTCGAAGTAGAAATACCGCCCCTGCTCCATCAAGTTTTTCATCGCCCACCAGCCGTTTACCCTGTCGGTCACGGCTTTTTCAAGGGAGAGTCCCTCCTTCTCGAACTGATCGCGGAATGTTTCTTCACTTGATTCGACGGCGAAGCGGTCTTTACGCGCCCATGCGTCCGTACCCGATACAATGACGTTCGGCATTCGCCCGGCGGTCCACTCGAAATTCTTGAGACGTTCGGCGATGGATTTGGCGTGGTCTCGGGAACTTTTTTCACGCTCGTAGTAGGTGAAGAGTTTGTAATGGTTTCCCTCGAAATCGACGGTGCGAAGCGTGAAGGCGCAGGGCGATGACCAGCCCGGATCGAGGCCGCCGATCAGGGGCCACTCCTCCGGGATTGGGAAGGGTTTCACTTTCGATTTTGCAGGATCGAACATCTTGAAGAAATCACCGCCGAAGGCGTACCAGTCACCTTCCAGGAGAGCTTTTTCGACCGTCTCCCCCTGTTGTTTGATCTTGCTGCGATAATCGTCTTTGAGGACGAATTTATTATCCTCAAGATTTCCGGGAATGAATATCCTTGTTTGGGAATACTTGGTCTTGTAGGGAACCTCCAAGCCTCTCGGATTGCGCTCGGGGTCGTCAGGATCAGCGAGAAAGGAATACCGGCGATACGGTTCTGAATTCTGGATGAACCGCTTGCGGACCCAGACCAAACCCGTACCCATCGGCATCGCCGTTGAGCGGATGCGAGGATTCAAGCCCAGGACTTTCGAGCGTGCGCGGGTGAAGAGGTATATATACTGGCCGAAGGTGAACTGCTGGAGCTCATCAAAGCCGACGAACTGATACTCCGCGCCGTCATGGTTGAACTTGTCCTTCTCCTGGTCCATGTGGCAGAAGAATATTACTGCGCCGGACCGGGTAGTGGAGATTGTATCGCCTTTACGGGTGTAGGTTGGGAAGATAAAGGACGGGCCGGGATCGCCTTTGCGCTGCGCGACGTACTCAGCTTTGAAGGTTGAGGAACAGTACATCTTGTACGCTTCGTCGATAAGTTTTTGGAGATGGTTGGACTGGCGACGGAAGATCACGGCACGGTAGTCGGGAACTTCGATGGCGTTACGCCCGAGCGAGGTGAAGCGGTATTGTGTGCCCAGGGCGTCATAGACCAGCCACCAAGATTTACCGGGCCCGGCCTTGCCACCAAAAAGGACTTCATCTTCGGGGCGGTCTGAACAGATTTGCTGTCCGCCTGCTTGCGGTCCGATTTCGACCATGAGGACCAGTATGAGGCTAATGAGGAGCGACATCGGAGCCCGAGGTGTCGAACTTTGACGCCCGCAGCACAACCATTCTGTCGAGGTCTTCGCCGTTGAATGAAACACTCACGTCGGCGCCGACGATCTTGTGATAATGGGCGAGTTTGTCGAAGGCCAGCGTGCGGATTTTATCGGAGAGGGAGACCGACACCCTTTCCTTTTTGCCCGGGTTCTCCACTGAAAAGGTAAGCGCGATTAAAAATTCGGGGTCGATCAGTGAGGGGTCTTTGAAATGTAGGCCACCCTTTTTGTCGATCGTGAAAAAGTCGGTCAGCTTTGCCTCGGTTAATGTGTTGAGTTTCTTCAACATGCGCTCGGCCTTGAGGTCGAGTTTTGTTTCACGTTCTCGCTTGCGGGCTTCGATGAATTCAGAGACCTTGACTTTCTTGATGGTCCGTGAGGCCCATTGGGCGGCAGAATCGACCGTGCCGCCACAGCCTGCGCGGATCGCGGCCTGAGTCTGGTTCAAATCCACCAGATATTCAAGGCAAAACATTTTTTCGAGAGGAGTGAGGCCATGAACGCGCGTGTTATATCGCCTCGGTTTTTTCATCACGATTTACACGATAAAAAAAGGGTGCAGTGGGACTCGCGGCCCACTACACCCGTAGGAGGAATAACACCATGCTTCACTGGGATGAAATTTACATACTTTTGCCCTATCGTGTCAACGGGAATTTCCCAAAATCTTTTTACGCCGATCTTTGCGTACCGGATCAACGCGGGCGACAACATCCAAAATATAGGAGGGCTTATACCCCAAGATGTTAATCTCCGGGTCTGCGGCGATTCGATCAACCGCTTCACCTTGAGACATTTCACCGTCCCTGGTCAGGTTCCAGTACGCCTTCCTGATACGGGTGTAAATCCTCGCCCGAGAGCGATTCATAGTTCTTTCTTCGCAGCTTCTGAGAGACGGTGTTTCTCCCCGTTTGTTGGGATTTTCCTCTCAGGATGGGGTACGACTTGGGATTCGGGAGGAGTGGCCTGGGCCCTCAAGCGGACACACTTTTCACCATCTTGGTTACGGAATATCTCCATCGAACCCGCGAAAGAGCACATTTTCTCCAAGTACCGGTCCGCGGTCTGGGCTGAAACCCCCGCATACTCGGCTCCTGCAACCTTCAGCTCTTTATACACAACCACCCCAAACTCTCTCACGATCTTATATACATACTTCCTGAACTTAGGCTCACACTCCATGTTTTTCACCATTTCCCCCGACATCATCCTCACTCCCTCTCTCTCTCCCTCTCTCTCACTCTCTCTCAAGGTATTAGGAGATACCAAATTTTTATCCCCACCCGGGAGAATGGATGACGCTGCCTTTTTCGAGCGTTTTCCCGGTCCGCGACGTGGACCCTTCGCCTTGTTGCACCGGCCACAGGCCGGCGCCCAGTTTGAACCGTCGGAGGGATTGTACTCGGGATCGCCGTTTAGGTGATCGACTTCGAGGGGCCGATCCGTTCTATTGCAGATGTGGCAACGATTCCCGTATTCCTCGACGGCTTGGGTAAGTGCCCGTCGTGTTTGAGTAGGGTTGAGCTTCGACATTAAAATTTCCCGAATGTTCTAAGAAAGAGAGTGGCGCAGTTGCGGTAATGGCCGCCGGGATGCTTGCAATAATCACATCGAACGGCCTTCGGCTTCTGTCTGAGGGGCTCTATCACAGGCGGCATGGAATCTGCGGCGAGGCTGCTCCGATGCCTCGGCAGGTCATACCCCCTTACTTTGCGGAGTTTATATTCTGATCTCAAAGGCGATCCACTGGGGAAGGCTCCCAATTACTGATTGTTTTAATGTGATCTTCGATCCATGCGAATCCTGGTTTCCCATTGTCGGGCTTGAAATTCCTTTTCCGGGAGCTCTCTCGGGATCTAATCGTTTTGAGGATGATGTTGGAGCAGGTCGTAAAATACCTCTGATTGCCCGTTTTACGCTTGAAGGCTTTACCACATTGATCGCACTGAAGCATTTCGCCACTGGGCAACTATTCACCTTTTGCCATTCGCACAGAGTACATCGTGTACCAAATTACGCTGAGGCCGGAGAAGACTAAGCCTATTCCGGTCCAGAAGTCTACGCCGGTCGTGAAAACACCCATAATGGAGATCCCCACACCGATCAGGGCTACCAGGATGCTCCACAAGATGAGGAATGTTTTCTGGTTGGGAGTCATTCCTTCATCTCACTTCTCTCTCGTCCGCGTTTGCGCCAGAGCAGTTCCCTCTTCTCCCTCCTTCGTCTGGTCAGAGAGCTTCACTCCATTCTCCCTTCCTCGTGTGATGTTTGTTCCCCGGTCTTACCCTCTTCGGGGGAGGGGGGTGGGGAGAGGGTTGATAAATTCGTGCTCCCACTCGTAGTATCCGGACCGTCCATCAGCCCAAATCGAGACTGCGATGCAATGTGTACCCGAAAGGATGTCTTTACCGCAGGAATCACACCTATAATCAGCCCTCGATAAGCCGTGTTCGAGTTGGTAGTGTTCGGTTGAATCATTTAGCTTGATAAAGATCGCTACGAGTTTATCCTTACAGGGCGGACATAGGATTTCTCTTTTCATCCCTTCCCTCCTTCCCCGGATTTATGTTTGGCGAGGTAAATATTAAGTGGTTCAATTATTTTATTCAAGTTCCGCACAATATCTTCTCGGTCTGGTAATTCCCGCTGAATTATCACGCCCAACATCAACGCCATCGTGGTTTCAAAAATTAGTCTGTGTGCCTCTCCTTTCTCCATCTCCCCCTCGTGCTCGGAGAGGGCGGCGGCGTGTCCGGCGAGATAACCATTTCTTGCACCCACACGTCCGCCACGCTCATAGGCATTGACCTGGGCGGGCCATGCACCCTCTGCGTACTTTTCAGCCTTTTCCTCGATTGGATTCATTATTTACACCATGCTCCGTCTAAATACATTATGATTACGGTCGTCATCCTACCCGCCCTCCTTCTTGTTTTTCATCTGTGTAGCGTACAATTTCAAGCCGTACCGAATTATTTTCTGTTTTATAGCGGCCCCTGCGGCGGCCTGTGCGGCCCATGCGGCGGCCTGTGCGTCCTGTGCGGCCCGTGCGGCGGCCTGTGCGGCGGCCCCTGCGGCGGCCTGTGCGGCCCATGCGGCCCATGCGGCGGTCCCTGCGGCGGCCTGTGCGGCCCGTGCGGCGGCCTGTGCGGCCCGTGCGGCGGCCTTTCTTTTGACGCCTCGCGCTTTCAGGTATGCCTTCACCGCCTGAATCGCCTTACGGGGCCTATTATCTTCTGGATATTTCTTCTCGTAGATATTCAACACCGCCTCTGCCGCGTGGATCGCGTACCAGACGTTATTATCTTTTGTGAGCAACCGGACGATCAGCCAATTTGCCCAATCGAAATGATCGTTTTCCAGGAGAAGGAGAGTCAACTTCCTCGGATCGGTTTCCTTCCGCTCTAAAAACCACTCAACGCCCTCTGAGCAAGCGTCTCTTGCCTCAAGCCACATCTTTGTGATCTCCATGCTATTCCTCCTTCTCCCCCCGCCGTTCTGTGGTGGTCATACCGTAACTCCGTCTGGATATTTTGTGGTCAAGAGTCGTGTTCTTCGTTAGTCATCATTTCCCCCTCTTCAATAAGTCCTGTACGGAGCGCGGGGATTTATATTTTAGAAGTTTCATTATCTCGCGGATGCTGTACCCTTCCTTCCGCAAATATCTGGCCGTCCGCAACTTGATTATTCTCTCGGTGTCGGGGAATTCCAAGATTGCCTCACACAAATCTCGTATAAGAATTAATGCCGTATTCACATCGCCCGGACCAGTCTGGGCGCACTCTCCTATTCCCTTAATCTTTTTAGTGTTCACTCTTCCACTCCTTCGTCTTATTATCAATCTCCTCGGTGGCTACTTCGTACCACAACTCAACACCCTCCCAATCACTACGCAGAAGCCCTTGAAGGCCTGCGCGTCGCGCAAAGTCTACTACGTAGTGGCTGTTCCAGAGAAGCTTTTTCTGAAATTCTCGCATCTATTCCTCGTTCTACGGGTGGCGCTTCTGAGAGCATTCAGTATGTGTCCATTGTGCTTGAACTGCTCCGGCAGATTAAAGCACTCTTCCTCCGCGATAGAGTCAAGGTCGCTGTCCGGCACGGCCTCTGGTGGGGTGGCGCGGGTGTTCCATTGCTCTGAATTTGAGTTATTCATCTCTCGGTCTCTTTGTGTTCTATGTGGGGGGCGGGGAATCCTTTGTAAAAAGCATAAGCCGCGTCATAGTCTGGTTCGGGTAGGAACATCAACACTTTGTGATTTGCCCAATCGTAAAACAATGGCGTTCCCCATCCTTCTGTTTGACCAGGAATGTCATCGGGCATATAATGACAAGCGTCGATTCGATGCCCCATATCCGGCTCTTCGTCCATAAAGGTCAGGAAGGGGCCGGTCGTAGTTGGCTTGTATTCTGGGTACTTCCTCCACCCCCCATTGTTCTCCGAGGCGAGGCAGGAGGCGCGGAGTTTGACTATCTCGTCGGCAAGATATTGTCGGGCAAGAACGTCCCCGTGCTCGTTCTGCATCGAACGAATCCGCTCAACCTCTCTCCGCACCCTCTCCGGTAGTTTGTCTGTCATTTGGCACTCCACCTGAGAAAATCCATGAAGCCCTTGAGTGTGGCCGGTCGAGGATATTTCTGTCCCCGAACTCTCGTAAATATGTCGCCGCAATTATCGCAGACATATACCTTGGCGCCCGGTATCCATGCCACACTGCCGGAATACAGATCGTCATTCCCAACGGCGAGAGAGTTCCCCGGCCATGATGCCGTATCACCGCAAGACGGGCAAAGCGGAATGGCGGATGAGTCCAAGCGGCATGAGTCTACCCAATCGTCCCAACGCGAGAAAAAATCTTCCCACATCATTCCGTGTTTGAAGATGAAGGGGGTCGCCTGCTTGATTATCATATTATCCCATTTATAAACCACCCTCACCCTATAATCGGGTGGCGGCTCAACGGCGATACTATCCTGTCCCCTTGCCACCTGTGCGCCGAGTAAGAGCAGCATACAGAGACCAAAGCCTATCCCCTCCATGCGTGAGTTATACCGGATCATTTCAGTTGTGACAATACCGTATTCCCCGTGCGCTTGGAATCTTGCAGTAAATCCTTATCGCCTTTTTCTGAGTTACAAGTCGCACAAACAAGTCGGAAATTCCCCGCCGCGTGTAACCCGCCCTTCACAATCGGCTCAATATGATCTACCGTCATTTCGGCGAAGTTTTTTTCATCTCCGCACCGGGGACACTTCCCAAACTGCTTGTAAAATATCTTCCATTTATCTCTACACGAGATGGGTTTTCTTCTCTCTCGGTCGCCCTTCTCCAGACGTTCGCGCATGAGCATCTTAACCGCACGGTGAAACTCAGAGCGCGGATAACGATTGAAGATTGCGCGGAGTTCTGTTAAGCAGTTGGTCGTTTTAGTCCCGGCCCCTTCATAAATTTTCGCCACACTACTTTCAACCCTCCGAATAAGGTGTGACGGAAAACCATCGTACTCATCTCTTCAAAGTTGCGCTCTATTGCGTCGAGACGTTCTTGAAGAACGCTGTAATCTGATCTACCGATCCTCCCACATTCGCAGAGGTTGACCTTTGCCGAGCCGTCCTGGTCGAGTGTGATTGAGACGTATCCCCTTCCATGACAGCCTGAGCGTTTACAACTCGGGTTGCCGGTGATGCGGCGTATCGCTTCTGCGGCGTCGGCGATGGTTGTTTTAGGGGTTGGGGCCATGGCCTTTCAATGATGTTCTTAATGAGATTGGTGAACCGGACCCGCAGTATCAAGAGATCGTCCGGGTGGACCGATAATTTATGCTCTGAATTGTTTGAGCGATCTTTGAGCCAATAGGAGAGTTCTTTGCGGATTACTTCGTCAAGAGCGTGGATATCCAGTTTAGGCATCATCTATTTCCTCTGCTCCGAATATTTCCTGCAATGCCCTGATGATCTCTTTCCCATCGTCGGTGAAGGTGCGTTTGGGCTTCGGTAACTCAAAGAGTGTCGGTTCCGGTGCGCGGTTTGCCTGTTTTTCGGCTTTGAGGAGGTCCACACCGAGCGTGATGGGGAAATTTACCATCTGCGCCCCGTGGTAGACGTTCTCAAAGGCAGCTTTTCTTTTGATGATGTAGGGGTTGAAACGGTAGAAATCTTCCCTGATACCGAGGATTATGGGTTTGCGGAATCTCATGGCATCGGTCAAGAGGGATTTATGGACCGAGATCACCCCGCCCTTCATCGAATTTTTCGCCGCGAAATAGTACTGCCTTCCCGTTGGGGATTGGATGACGAGGGCGTAGATACCGTGTGTGTCCCGCATGATCCCGAGCTGCTTTACCCCGGGGAAAAGAGCGTTCAAGGCTTTGAGGCGTTCTGTGATGAAGGAATCCACTACGGTCTCCACGCCTTTACTCGGCGGATGAATCGGTCGAGACGGGTTTCAAGGGTATCGGCCGGCGTAGTGTCCAGCTCGGTCCAGAGATGAGCCGGGACTTTTGATGGGGAGCGCTTGACGATCTCTTGGTGTAGCAAGAATTCCCCCTTGTAGGAGTAGAGCCGTCCATCGCCTGAGCAGAATACGTCTGAGAGTTCTTTGCCATTGACGGTGTTAAGCATGGGGAGCCTCCGTTTCTTGGTCGCCTGAGTGGATTATTGATTCCGCCCTGGCGATTTGGTCGTTCCTACAACTCATGCAGATGTAGTCGCCGGAGGGGGTTTCGTATGGGCCGCCGTCCGTTCCCCCTGGGGGGGCTGACTCACCCAGGCAGGAGTCACATTCGTAGGTGTCGGCGATCAAGGGTATATCCGCGGATTTGATTTCAGGGGAGCGTTCAGGCTGACGAGATCCGGATCTTCAATCAATCCGGCTTCCTCGATGCAGGCGGCGCAGAAATTGTACCCGCCTATCTGGATTAGTTTCGCATCGGGATGGTAGATATCGCCGCAGCCACCATCACATTCGGTCCAACCGTCATAGACAAGTTGGAGATGGTTGCGGGAGTCCTGGGCATCTTTTGCGAGTGATTCGTCGGTTGACATGGTTTGGTTCTCCTTTTATTGATTTTTAGAGGTCCAATTTCTCCTGACCGGTCCGAGCTTCGTTGATCGCCTCTTGGAGTGAGAGAATGGCGGCGTCCAGCTCATCCTTCGCGTCCTTGAGTTCCGCCTTGATACTCTCTACCGTTTTCTGATGGGTGAGAACCTCGTTGTCGCGCTTGATGATCTCTGCTAAGAATTTGTCTTTTGCCATCGGTGTTCTCCTTTTATCTGATTCAAATACCCTCCCCCATTACTCGTCCGGTACTCTCTCGGGTGCCGGGCGGGTGCAATCCGACTCTCCCGAGATTTCCCGAACGAGAAATAGGAGAAGAATGAGTTATACTGTGGCCGGTTCCTTCTTGGTAATTATCGAGATCGAGGCCAACCGGTCGCTGATGGCGTTCGTGATCTGCTCCATCCCGCCGTTGACGATGATCCCCTGTGCGGCAAACGCTTCGGCTTCCTTCTGAAGATAGCCGAGGGCTTTTGCACTCTTCGCCTTTCTGATCTTGGCGAGAATCTCAATGATGAGGGGTCTATCATTCGTCGGCGCACCTGTCTCGCTGAAGAGAGCACTCTGGTTCCCTTCCGGCGCGGTGGTGTTCTCCGTCGCGGCGGGCTCAAGTTCAGCCCTCATCGAGTTCAGGGCCGCCTTCAGGATGTCCGCCTTTGTACTTTCCACCTGCGTCCAGGAGCGGGTCTTGAGATGCTTGTAGATCAGGTCCGATTTCGTCTGCTTCGATAGAGCATCCTGGCCGGGGAAATGGGCGACGAGCAATCCTTGAATCTCCTCGGAGAAGATGGCGCGGGAACGTTTCTCCCTCGCCCAATCGGTGTCTCCATCGTCGTCCACGTTGAGGGCGGTGGTGGTTTCGGTGTTAATGGTGGTGTGGGCGTCCGGCTTGAGGAGTTTGATGTGGGGCACGAAGAAATCGAATCCGGGATTGTCGCAGGATTTTCCGTCCAACCCGGAGGAGGCGCCGAAGCGGTCACCGAGGACCGTTGCACGGCGGACGACCTGGATACGCTTTCCGTTTTCGGCGGGTATCTGCTCCTGTTCCATCAGCACCAGAAGGGAGGGTTCATAGCCGAATTGACCCTCGACCCTCATCTTGACGCCCGTTTTTACCAGCTCCTTCTTGCCGGTTTCCTCATTCTCCTCACGCTCCCAGATGTCTCCGGCCCTGCCGCAGATGATGATGTGCAGCGGCGAGTTCAGGTAGAAGTCCGTCCAAGGCTTCCACTCCTTCTTGATCTGGCCCCAGTCTTCGAGTTCGAGGCGCTTGCGCGGGGGAAGGTTTTTGCCCTTGCGCATCTCGTTGACGCGCTTGAGCCATGAATCCATCAGTTCGTCCCAGGGATGGGTAATCGAATCGACGATGAGGATGCCGATGCCCTCCTTGACGCATTCATGTGCGGTGGCGAGGAGGTCCGAGAAGGCCCGGCTTTTGATGCCTACCAGGTCTTGACCCGTTTCCTTCTTGATGAGAGGCGAGACGTACTCCGATCCGCCTTCGGTGTCGTAATAGGCGATCGGCGAGGCGATGTTGAAATACTTCTTCAGTCCGATCGCCAAGAGCGACGCGGTGTAGCTCTTGCCGGACTTCTGCCAGCCGAGGAATCCCGCCTTCAAGTATCCCTGACCGGCGCCGAGTGTTTTGAGGATTGACATGGTGTTACTCCTTATGTTGTTTGGTGGTTTTTTGTGGAACGCGAGTTAATTATTTCCCCTCCATTTGGGGGAACAGCAGTTTCTTCTTCAAATCGTACCCTTCTGGAAATACCGTCGTCACGAACAGCCTTCCCTCCTCGTCGGCGCTTAAACCCGCCTCATTTTTCGTGGCCCGGTAGAGCTTCTTTTCCGAAAGGCCGATAATCGGCGCAACAGTAGGGAGCGCCTTGAGCCTCGGGCAGATTTCTTCGTAATGGTCGAGGGCATTTTGGTAGATGTCGCCGAGGGTGAAGACGGTGCGGTCTATTGGAATTTTCACGGACGTTTTCACGGGACGATCTCAAGACGCAGAGGCGGAACATTATGGCCTTGCATCTGGGTGTGGAAATTGGTAGGAATGGAAAGGGGACATGCGATGAATCCTACCCAAGACGCGAATTTCATTTTTTCACCCTAACGCTCTGCAAACTTCCAGGGCAACAAAAAACCCCGTCCGATTTAGCGCGTCGAACGGGGTTGAAATATCAATCTTCGGGTGCTTCAATCTTACAGTGTCATGTTACACGATATATATTATGAGACACAGTAAGAAGTCGTGCAACCCCGCCCGACAATCTGAGTGTATAGAATATTCAAGTGAATGTCAAGGGGGGGTCGCCATAATTGCCCTGTATTGTGATTTCGGTCACGTTCTAAGTTCAATATTCCCCGTAAGATAAAAAAACCGGAAAATATATTTTTGTGGAGAGTGGGGCCATGTCATTCATCAGTACACATAATTTCCTGAAAACGCGGGGCTTCGACGCTTTTATGGCTTTCTACGATGCCTTGGAGAAGGGCGCGGTGCTGCGAGAAATTGCCTTGACGCTTGGGGTGTCCATCTCACGAGCGGCGCAACTCAAAGACGCATTTTTTGAACAGCATTATTTTTTCCGGGGCGAGGTCGAGGAGGCTGTTGAGTTCTACCTGCAATCAATCGAGTCCTCCAGTGAGGAGAAGCGCACCCGGTACAAGAAGGTGCGCACCAGCCAGGATGAGCGGGCCGTCAGACCGAAGGTGTTGGCATGATCCTTACGGTGTTGGAGCGGACGGTTGAAGCCGTCGGTAAAGAACATGGCCCAGGAGGTGTGAGGCGATTAATACTGGCGTTGGCGGATGCGCGGACGAATAACTGGACACTCGCCCAAGAGTTCGGCATTACAATCTTCTCGGTCGCTCTTATGCGACGTGAACGTGATTCACTCGGCGTGGCACTTAAAATTCTATCTTCGCGCTCAAGAAAGTAATAGGTTTGGTGCCGGCGGTCATCAACCGTCCGATACCGATACTCTTAAACCCGACGGTCCCCCCTCCTCCGTTCAAAGCGAGATGGCCCACAATCCAGAAGTCTTTTTCAGGAGCAGGGACGAATCTGGTATTTGTGATTGTTGTCAAGGCGGAGGATTCGGCTTGTGCCGGTATCCAGTCCCATGCGAAGCGTCTTGTTGCCGGATCAGCCGTAACGTCCACCTTGTTGCCGTACTCTTTAATGGTCGCTCTCATTACTCTGAGGGCCGAAGAAAGAGAAAGATTCTTCATTCCTACCAAGGTTTTAAGAGAATCAATCACTCCTAAAAGCCCCGGGATTGTTCCGGGATGCCGAGTTATTTCAGGTTCTGATTGGGTTGCCACCGGGCCATTATCAGGCCAGTTGGCGTCTGCTTCGCCATGCACCGGAGGCTTCCAGGGGATCAGGGGACCGTGCGTAGTGTCGCTTACGATGGGTTGGCTCAAGATCTCTACCCTCATGGACTCCCGGCCATAACGGTAACTCATGTAATGGGAGAAGGCGAGGATGATGACGATAACACCGGCGATGGTCCAGGATTTAGTGTTCATTGGCGTAGTCCTACATGAAGATGCGCATTAGGTGTCAATATGGATTCGGGGTAGATTTGCCAGATGTCGCCGAAATTCATTACGAGACTCATCCAGACGATGGAGAGGAATACTGCGGCCTTCTGTTGGGATACATCGTTCAGGCGAATGTCGATCGCGTGGCCCTCCCCCGCCCCGTTTTCAAGGTAGTGCCTGGACCGGACGACGTGGACTCTCGGGGGCTTGGGATCGGTCGAGTGCCCTTCGTGGCCTGATGTAATAACCATCCCGTCTTTATCCTCCGGGAATGTTCCGGCCCAGAGAAGAGAGAGTAGGGTAATCGCCTCTTTCAAGGTGGGATGCAACTTGTCGCTTTCAACTTCCGGTTTCTCGGCCCAGAGGGCAATGGTTTGGTTCAGGATTTCACCTAAAATAATAGCGGCGCCCGTTTCGCGGGGATTTGGTCGGGGCAATTCCCTTTCGCGCCTTGTGAGGAAGGAGGGCGCCGCATTGTAAGTTCAATATTCTACCGTTTTTAGATATGCCCGACATTTTTGACGCTTGACATTGGGAGCGGGGATTGTTTAATTCTGGCCTCTGAATGCACTCGCATGATTCGCATTCTTTCAGGAGGAATTATGGCCCACCCGCCATTTCCAAGGATCAAAATTACCATTGATCCGGCGTTCAATGCGGAAGCTACACTTAATGCCCTTTTTTATCTCTACGTCGAACATACGGTCCTTTGCGGTATGGTGGCGGAGATGTACGAGAAGGTTATGAATGTTCCACCACAAACTGCCGCAGAAAAGTGGAAATCCTCTTCGGAATTCGCACGTACAAATATGCAGGCGGCTTTTGCTCGGTTCGGCACGATAACGTTCCATCCATAAATGTTCCAAAAATCATTCGTTCCCCTTGTAGGCATATCTCGGTTAGATCGTACACCGTTCTGCCGTGTTCGTCTCTGTAGCTGGTGGGATTCTGGGATTCCGGTCCCTGGGCTATGGCGTTCATAACTTTACTCTCCTTTTTATGAAGTTGATTGATAATATTGCGGCCAAGAATGAATGCAAAGTCTGGCTCCGGCGTACATGGCTGTCTGATGGTAAAATGGTTCGCATCCCTCCGCCGATATTTAATGAGCGATAAACTCGCCCTGTTCTATTTCGTCCTACTATGCTTCGTTGTCCCGACGATCATATTTTTCGTTGTTGGCGAGGTATGGAGTCTGATCTACCTGTCGCTCCTCGGGGTCGGCTTTATGTTTAGCAGATAACCTCACCACGTGATTCCCCTCCTGCGCTTCGTGCTGAGTGGCGCAAGTTCATCGAGTAATTCTTTCGAGAGTACCCGATTGGTTGCCCTATTGACTACTCCCGCGAACGGGATAACGTTCAGCCCGTAGTTTAATACATCCCGCGTAAGCCCCCTGCCTGAGAACCGACCGTATCGGCTTGCGTTTTCAAGGTTTGGCAGAACTGGTGATCGGAGGAATGAGCCGGGGTTCGCCCCGTACCAGGGTATTGGGAGAATGTCCCAAAGGGCTTTATCCGCCGCCCTCGAAACCATATCCTCCCCCTTCTTCTTGTCACCCAAGAGGGATGAATCGACCGTATCCCAAAGAAGTGAGAACGCCATCGAAATCGCGGTTACTTTGGCGAAATACTTTGCCATGACTGCTGCGCGTCTCGGGCCACTCCCACCTGCGGGCTCCAATTCTCGGATGATACCGTTGAGTTCTCTTTCGTGGGTCTTGAGGTTATCGACGATCCTCTGAACGTCCGGGTACGATACGCCGAGGTCGTGCCTTGCTTTCTTCGCTTCGGTGAGCATCCGCTCCATTCCAACCCGATTCCCCTCTACCTCGCGCAGAACTTCAACAGGGGTGACTTCGCCGGTCATCCCCCTCCTCAAGATCAGTTGCGCCCGAGTGCCATTGATACCTTCCTGACGCCCGAGGGCTTCACCCAAGACCTGAAGCTGTCGGGTCTTGAACGCGGTGAACATCCCGAGGATTCTGGCATACGGTTTATCGTAAAAGTCAGCCCTCATCGAGGGGGCGGCGGCGACCTGCGTTTCCGCCGAGGTCGTGGCCGCTTCACGGATCGCCTTGTCGAAAACGTCCTTGTCATTCAGGAGCTTCGATACGGCCTTGATCCTGTCCCCTCCGAGAGAAGAAAGGGTTTCCCTGTACCTGCGGTCCTTCATGACGCTATTGAAGATGCTCCCGAGTTCGGTCATGCCCCAGTTGCGGCCCTCGGATTTCTGGAAGGTGTCGATCTTGTTGAACATCTCTCCTACCGTACTGGGCCTGATCCCTTCCTCCGATTTTGCTATTTCAAGATACCGGGGGGTTTCTGTTGTGGCGATCTCAACGGCGTCCGCCAGTGCGCCGGAGAAGGAGCTGCGATCACGCCACGTTTTTTTAAGGAGCCGGTCGGCTTCTGGTGTCCATCTCATCCGGGCGAAATCGACCTGTGTAAGATTCTGTGCCGAGGCTTTCAAGTTCATCCCGAGGAAGTTCCTGTACATCTGAGAACGAATCCAATTTGCTCCACGGAATGCCGTCCCTCTCCCCTTCTCGGGGTTTAAGACGTTCTCCATGAATTTGACGGCTCTGTCCTTCGAATTCCTCGATAACTCGACGGGGATGTCCCGCTTGAATTTCGTGTAGTAATAATCCACCCCATCACGGTAAGCGAGTTCCTTTGTCACACTCCGTAGATACGTGTTGAGAACGCTTGGGAGATCCCGGCGGATGTCCATTTCATAATCGAGGCGGGGCTTGAGGAACCGGGATTTATCGGAGATGAAGGTGTTGAGGTCTTTGATGTCTAACTGCTGGTCCTTCAGATGTCCGTCTAAGACCTGCTCAAGAAGGTCCACGTCCTTGATGTGGGTGAAATAATCTTCCCTCGTTCTGTATCCCTTGAGCTTTAACTGATCCTTGAAAAAGTCGAGCATTCGAACAGCGTTTTCGTAGACCTTTTTCTTGGTGGGAGTGTCGAGGATTTGTGCGGCTTGCGTGCGATCTTCAAGTGCCGTTATAATTGCGTCAGAGGTGGCGGATTTTTCAAAGGTGTTGTCGATCTTCTCGTAAGTCTCGCGGATGTTGTTAATGTAATTATTCCCCTTCTCCATCAACTGAGAACGGATGAGATCGCCCTGGTACATTCGGTTGGCAAGCTCACCGCCTGCGGCGCCGTAACTCTGGGCAAGGGTAGACACGCGAGACTTGAATTTCGCCGTGACCTTCCACTGATTATCAGAATTCACCCGGAATTTCTGGGCTGTCGAGAGGAGTCTTTGTACCTGTTCGGGTGGTAGGTGTTGCTTGAGGATGCGGTCGGCGGTCTGATTCGCAATTTCCGTGTTGCGCCTATCGGTTTCCTCCCGGACGATCCGCTTTTTCTCTTCCTGCTCGAAGAACCTCATCCAGCGGTCCACGTTCTCGCTTTCAAGGCGCTCAAAAGCGGTGAGCTTCCGACCGGGGGCCGCTCCTTTAATGTTGGGGTTTGTCTGTATCTCCTCGATCATCTTGGAGCGGACGTACTCGATACGGTCGTTACTCCTTAAACCTCTTCCGGCAGCTTCAAGGGCATAGATACCGATTCGCTCGCGGACTGAAGAGATGATCGGCCTTTGATAGTTCCTGGATTTGGGAGTGCGTTTTTCTTTCTTGAGTTCCTTGATGATCCGGTTGATGTAGGCGTCGTTCTGGGCCTTGGTGGGTGCAATCGGCGCGGCTTCATCTACTTTGCCGGCGAATTCCTTCCGGGTGTTGAACTCCCCCACCACGGGATTGAAGACAAGGTTCTTCGTGACATCCTTGACGTGATTGAAGATGGCCCTTTTTTGCTCCCCCGATAATCCTCTGAAATCTGGATGCTCTGATAAAAGCGTATTGATCGTCGAGCGAACTTCAAAGGGGAATTGCTCTGGCCTCATGCGTTGGTCAATAATCATCTTTCGGGCGTCGCTCGTGGCCTTCTTGATGATCGGGTCG